ATTATTAAATAATAATATAAATATAATTTTATTTTCAAAATAAAATTGAAACTACATTATATTTAATTAGAAATACACTATAAAAAACAAACTACACTTATTTATTAGAGGATAAGCCCATTATATATATATAAATATTAAAATATAAATATTATAATTAATTAATATTATTAAATTAACAAAGATGAGTTTTAAAAAAAGTATTCCTACAATTCAACCAGTTTTTAAACCTATAAACTACATTACTTTATCATCAAGAATTAAAGATTTACAAACAAAAATAAAAAGTTTATTACATAATATAAACGTTAGAGGTAGTAAAATAAAGAATTACCAACCATTTAATATTGCTGACACAACAGATGATAATATATATAAAATAAATGTAACAAATGAATTAGATGCTGATAACTATATACATTTTTTAAACTTTATGATTGCAGAATTAACTAAAAATAATACTGCCTTTGCAAATAATAATGGAGATATTATAACAGCACATTGGATTGATGAAGCATATAAAAAGGATATTGAAGATATTAAAGAAAAATATAACGAAATATATTTATCTAAAAATGAAGTATTTGATAGATACTATGGCAAATATCCTGATTGGATAAATTTATTAAATAAAAGTAATACTTTTTTATATCATGAAGAAGAAAATAAAGATACTACCGATATTACTCAATTAACGGATAGTGCTTTTTTAGAACTTCTTAAAAAAAGAGTTGAAGCCTTAAATAAATGTAAAACACACTCTAACTCTACTGTTGAACAAAAAGAATATTATAGTCATGAATATGAAATAGAAAATAAAATATTAAAAGAATATGAAACAAAACAAATAAAAACTGAAGACGATCAAACTTATACTGACAGAAATAAAGATAAAATTGCTGAAATATGTAGATCTATTAAATGGGGCACAAAGCCTTATCAATATAGTATAGATAGATATTTTAGCTTTAATGAATTTAATACTTTTGTTAATACTAAATCAAATGAAATTGAGTATTTAAAAACTTTTTTACCTATAGATTGTTTTAATAATAATAAATTAGTTGAAAATGCAGTTCAAGCACTTTTTGATTTAGATGATAGAGTACAAAGGCAATATATATTTGGTTTTGGTAAGAATGTTTTAGAATACTCAAACTATAAACAATTTTACGAAATATATAATAAAGAATTTTCTCAAAATCATTTTTGTGATAGTTTAGTAAATTTTACATTATTCTTAAATTTAATATATAATAGATGTTCAATATCAAATGATAAAGTTGTGTTTCCTGTAAGATTTATTTTACCTTCAGATGAAAGACATATTTATAAACCAGCAAAAAGCGCACCAAATACAAAATATTATGATATGAAACATGCAAAACCATTAACTGATTTATTTAATCGTGGTTCTAAATTAATATTTACAGGTTTTATAAATATTAAATATTTTTATAGAGAAACAAATCAATTTAGAAATTGGATTTTATTTATATTTTTAAATACTGATGATAAAAATGAAACTATTATTAATGATATAACAGGTCAAATACCAAAATATATAATTATAAATTATACTTTTAATAGAGTAAATACTGGTGTTTTGATTGGTAAATTTAGTGTTACTTACTCAGAACTAAAAGATTTTATTACTAAAAAATCAGAAAACAAAATATTAATATATATGTCTATATTAGATAATAAAATTTTATTTATAAGACCATATCCTCCATTATCAATAGAACAAATGACACAATACCAAGTTAAATTATCTGATATAAGTTTTCACGAAACATTTACAAACATATTTAAACATACAATAGATCAGTCAGGTGGTAAAAAAATATCAAATAGTACTACTATTAAACTTAAAACTAGTAATACTAATACATTACTAGATACTATTAATGGTAAAAATATAAAAAATATGTCTTTTGAAAACTTTATTAAAAGAAAATTATCAAATACATTTATAGATACAAAATTTATAAATATATTTAATAAAACATTGGAATATTATAAATATTTATTAGTATCTAGTAATGAGATTATGTTTTCACAATTATTAAATAAAGATTATTATAATAATTTTTTAATTACAAAATATCGTCCATTATATTACAAATATTATAAATATCATGAACTTTTTATTAATTTTAATATATTTAATACTATAAATAAGAATGATAATATACTAAATATAGATACTGATCTTAGTATATTAGAATTAATTCAAAATTATAATTATAAAATTAAAAATATAAGATGTATTTTATATTTTCCAAAAGATTTTAAAATTGATGATGAAAAATTAAACTATATTAATATTTTTCAAAGTTTATATCATAATTTGGATATTGTATTGTTTAAAGATAATATTTATAATTTATTAAATTATGATGATGCTAATAAAAATAATTATAAACTGTTTTTATATAAAAATTATAGTGTTGATATTAAATTCTGGATGCATCATTATTTTTACAACACTATAAATCTATATATTGGTATGATGATGAACTTTAAATATACACAAATAGGAGGAATATTTATTATTACATTAGGTAATGTTGGATATAAACCTATTGCTGATATTTATTTAATTTTGAAAACATATTTTGAAAAAAGTAATTTATATTATCCTGAAATATCTAATCATTATAAAGATGCAGATGTTATAGCTATATTTCAAAATTTTAAAGGAATAAGTAAAGATGAATATACTACTTTTTTAAATATATTAAATAAATTAATGGAACTGTATCCTGATAATTTATTAAATAATTTTAATGTTTATGATAAGACAGAAAGAGACAAATTACAGATTACTAAACCAATAGATGAATCAAAAAGAGACAAATATATTACAGGTTTCCTTCCGAATAATACAGATTATACTGAAATAATAGACTTTAATAATTCTATATATCCGCAGAAATTATTATTTGTAGAAAAAATGCTAATGACCTTTACTACACATACTACTATTAAAATACCTACACAAGACCAAATAGTATCTGGTATACTTTATTGTAGAAAATATAATATTCCTATTTTTGATAAATATACTATTACAAAACAAGATAAACAAATTACTAACACAATTCTAAATGAATTATATGGATTACATGAACCTATTATGAGTAAATTTAAAACACCTTATCACACCACTATTGCTAATAAAATAATAGTTAATCCTAAATTTAATAATATTCAATCTATTAAAAAATTATCACAAAAAAAAATTAAGTTTAATAAAACTATTAATAATAAATTAAATAATTCATTTTTTAATTCATTATTTGAGAATAATAATAAATCATCAAAACATATATCATCAAAAAATAAATCTAGATATAAAACAAAAAAAAATGCTAAAATAAAATCACTATATAAAACAAAAAAAAATGCTAGAAAATTTAAATATACAACTATGTCTCTGGAGGATGTTATCTCTATTTCAAATAATTCAATAATACACGTAGGACGATTAATAGATGTTAGAAAAGATTTTACAAAAACGGATCCTGACGATACAATTACGGTATATGATATATTAAAAACACAATTCAGATTTTACAAAGGACCAGGCAAAATTAAACACAATAGAAATGTAGAAGAATTACATTCTACACTTTCTAAACGTTTAAATAATTTTAATATTTCTCAAGCATGGATTAAAATGTATGAAATCATTACAGATTGTGATTTAATTCCTACAACACGTAAAGGTATTTTTAAATCATTTCATATTTGTGAAGCACCAGGAACATTTATAAGTTGTATTAATCATTATATACGTACTAAAACACAATATAATACATATGAATGGAAATCGCAAAGTTTAAAACCAAAAGGATCTAAAAGTAAGCCTGAAACTATTGGTGATAATTATGGTTTTATAAAAAAATATCCTAATAATTGGGATTTTGGTGTTGATGATACTGGTGATATAACTAATATAGAAAATATTAAATATTACGCACAAATTGCAAAAGAAATGAATATTAATTTAATGACGAGTGATTGTGGATTACCTTGGGGAGACCCTAAATATTTACAAGTAGCCTATGCTTCATATGTATCTTTATTATATTCTTTACCAAAAAATGGAACATTACTTTATAAAATATTAAGTCCTATTGATACACCATTGTTATGGAATTTAATTTATATGACTTATAAAAATTTTAAAGAAATGTATTTTTTTAAACCTATACAAAATAGTCAGTCGCGTGAATTTTATATAATAGGTAAAGGTTATTTGGGAACAGAACAATCAATATTAGATAAATTATTAAATTTAGTAGATAAATTTAGTAATCCTAATTTTGATAAAGAAGAATATGATTTATATAATGATACTTATCCAGAAGAGTTTGTTATCCAAGTTCAAGATATTTGTGAAAAATTAGCATCTAATTATGTAAAATCTATTGAACGAATTATATATTATGTAGATAATATTGATTCATTAGGAAAAGATTATAAAAAACATATAGAAAATTATATTGCAGAAAAAAATGATGATTGGGTAAGAAGATATAAACCTTTGAGATTAGATAAAACATTTAATTTATAAATTGTGTGTTTTTATTATTTTTATTATTTTTTATTAGTTTTAAAATTGATTTTAGAGGGTTGCGTATTTTAAATGCCGGTTTTAATTTTTATAAATTTTTAATGTTCTATGTTTTGTAGATAATTTTTTTCTTTTCAAAGTTTTATATAAATCTTTATTAGGCTTATATAAAGTAATTTTTATAATGGGATTATCCTCAAATAAATAAGCGTGTTTTATTTGAGGATAAGCCCATTATAACTAATCCATTTAATACATTAAACTATAATCCAAATATATTCTAATTTTTTATATTAGGAACTTTCTTTAAACAAAAATATGTATTTGGATAGTTTATTCTTCTTATATTAGGTAATGGATAATAATCATTAGCTTTATTTGTAGATGTTGTAAAAGTAAGTTCAGAGTTAGTTGGTTTATAATAGTCCAAGTGGTTTTTATATTTATTAATATATTCAGTAATATTATATACTTTGTGTGTGTTTTTGTCTACATATGGTAATAAGTCATTCCATTCTTCAGCAATGTGTTCTGTTTTTATGTTGAGGTTATTATAATTGTTGCGCCTAGATCCTTTAATACATTGTTTTAACGGTACATAAGCATAACTATCTAACATTGGTGTCTTTTTAATTTTCGTCGAATTTTTTTCTTTAGTAACACCCATCATACTATAACAACATGACGAATAATATGTACCATTTTCTACCAATATTTCCATAATAATAGCCATTATTTTACCACATATAAAATTATATTCATTACGTAAAAATTTAGAGACAGACCAATCACATATAATTGTATTTATTTTTAATTTTTTATTTAGTTCTTCCCATATTTTTATATCATTAAAATCTGCTACAAAAGAAATACTAACAGAATTGTTTGCTTTATTTATATTCATATTAGTTAACTCACTAGTACTTGCGGTATATAATGTCGCAAAACAAATTACTATACTATTATTTCGTAAATTCACAAATTGCTTAATATGTTCTTCAGAACTATGTGCTCCTAAAATAATAATAATTTGAAATTGTTTTTTCATATTTATATCTGAAATATATTCTATTTTGTTTATTAGATTTTCATATTCATATTCATTATTATTTAATATTTCTCTAAAATTTTCTAATATATCAACCTCAGGTATTGTGGTGTTAGGCACTCCAGCACCTCCCTTCATTTTTCTTATATTTGACACACTTTTTCTAAACCTCTTAAACTGTTTTCTAGTTTTATAATTAGATTTAGATTTAGAAATATTTTTTCTTTTTGTTAAAACTGCCATTTTAAAATTTAATAAAATTACTTATTATTATTATATACAAATATATTATTAATAAAATTACTTATTATTATTATATACAAATATATTATTAATAAAATTACTTATTATTATTATATACAAATATATTATTTTCTGTTTTACATACATTACAATAATAATAATAATGTTTATTATTAATACTTGAACATTCACAACATTTCCAATCAGGTATATCAATCCAAATATCATTTATAATATTAAATTTTGACATTTTAAAGTATATTTTATATTATTTTATATTTATTTAAAATTAAATCAATTTTGTCATTAACATAATTATAATTATAGGTTAATAAATCATAAATATTTTAATATATATACTCCAGAACTAAGTTTTTAGAAAAAACTTAACTAAAACAAAATAAATAAAAAGTTTGTATGAAATATGTAAAATGTTTCTGGATACTCTAATATTATTTATTAAAAACTTAAAAAATTAAAATTAAATTATATAAAAGTTTATGAGGATTGGTTGAACTATTTTTTATATTTTTTATATTTTTTATTATTAATAAAACTAAGTTTTTAGAAAAAACTTAACTAAAAGAAAATCAATAAAAGTTTGTATAAAATATGTAAAATGTGTCTGGAGTATATATTTTTAGAAAAAAGAAAATAATAAAATAAAAATTAATAAATTATAGTTACAAGATAAAAAATGAACTAATAACAGTTAAAATTGTAAATATTAATGTTATTATTGTAATAATATAGCCAGGCGAGGTAGTTGTTTTATTTGTATTAATAATAGTAACAGGAGTATTAGGAAACTCGTTTGTGAGTTCAATTTCACCTTCTCGAACAAGTTTTTGATATTCTGATATAATTGGATAGATATCAGAATGTAATAATATAACAATAATGATTAAAGAAATAAGCATAATTATACTAAAAAATTTATATAATTTTTTATATTTCAAAAATAATGATATCATAATGCATCCAAACATTAAAAATATGATAATACAAAATATTAATATCACAAAGTACGCTATGTTTTCTGGAATTGGATCAATTATTTTGCGGGTTTTTTTGTTTGCATCACTGTCTTCTAGAATAGCATTAGTATAATAGTAATCAAATGAAATAAAATAGTTTCTGTTATTTATAGGGTCTGATATGCTACTTTTTACTGACATTAAAGATTGAGAAGCAAACGCAACTGTAAATATAATAATTATAGTTGTATATAGTAACATATAAATATGATTTTTTGATAAGTTTGACATTTTTATAATAATTTATTAATTAGTTGAATAATTTATTAATTAGTTGAATAATTTATTAATTAGTTGAATAATTTATTAATTAGTTGAATAATTTATTAATTAGTTGAATAATTTATTAATTAGTTGAATAATTTATTAATTGAATAATTATAATTATTACTTAACATGTACATATATTTTAATTTCAAATTAAGTTTACTTTATTATTTTATTATTTTATTATTTATTATCTATATTAGATACTTTTAATAATATTTCTATAAGTTGAGAACTCTTCACTAAACGTAATAAAGTATATAACGGTATTTGACCTCTATCATTAAATTGGTTGTTTATCATATAATGCCATTTTTTATTTAATAGTATACCATGAGGTGCTTTAGGGTCTTAAATAAAAAACTCTGCATCCAAATGATACTTTTGTATACCACCAATAAACAAATAACCATGTTCTTGTTTAGTTATTAATTCTGTAAAGAATCTTTCAATTTCTTTATCGGTTGCGATGTGTTCCATTCCTCCTCTTATTACTGTCATATTCTTTACAGTTTTACATTTCTTTTGTAAAATATTCTGTTTATGAGATTTAGAAATCTTTGAAAATTTAGAAGAATTCTTTATATTTTTATTTTTACGAGAAACATGCATATTTTTATAAATTTTATATAAATATAACTACAGTAATATTAATATTATTATTATTTAAAATAAAAAAAAATACAAAACCTCCCAAAGTCCAGTTATATGGACTAATTACATAAAATACACTTAAAATTAATGAAATTCAACTAATCAACAAATGGACTATTAAAAAAATTTTTATATTATAACTAAAATATTAATATTTTTCATTAATCAACTAATAATTTATAAATAATTTATAAATTATTTATAAATAATGTTTTATATACTTTAATTTTATTATGAAAGTTAAATAAAAAAAATACAAAACCTCCCAAAGTCCAGTTATATGGACTAATTACATAAAATACATTTAAAATTAATAAAATTCAACTAATCAACAAATGGACTATTAAAAAGGTTTTTATATTATAACTAAAATATTAATATTTTTCATTAATCAACTAATAATTTATAAATTATTTATAAATTATTTATAAATAATGTTTTATATACTTTAATTTTATTATGAAAGTTAAATAATAAAAATACAAAACCTCCCAAAGTCCAGTTATATGGACTAATTACATAAAATACACTTAAAATTAATAAAATTCAACTAATCAACAAATGGACTATTAAAAAGGTTTTTATATTATAACTAAAATATTAATATTTTTCATTAATCAAATAATAATTTATAAATTATTTATATCATTTAATCTAAATTCATCATTAAGATTTAAATCTATATAATCAGTACCACATCTACGTAAATCAAGTCTTTTTTTAACAAGTTCTAACATTTTCACTATTTTATTTTCTTCTTGTTTTATATTTATAATATCTCCTATCTTAGATTTATTTTTAATAACATAATTTTTAATTATATTTAATCTATCTATCCAGAAATTATAAAATATACTTTCTTCAAATCTAGATATTCTTAAATTTAAAATAATTTCATTTTTTTAATCCTAAAATATCACGAGGGTCTCCAAATAATTGATTTAATTTATTCATAGTTAGTATTTTAGTATATTCTTCATTTTGTTTATTTTTTAAATCTATATTATTTTGTATTTGTATTAATGAATTATCTTTTATTGTATTATCTTCTTTTATTATTTTAATAAAATGTTTTATTCTATCTTTATTATCTAGATTATTATTTAAACATTCAGATTCTATAATATTCTTTAATTTTTTATCATATATTTCTGTTCTCATTGTTATTTCTATATGTTCTATATTTTCATATATATATTTTATATTCATATTACTAAATTCATTCTTACATAAATATAGCATATGATGTAATAAAACAATACATCTATCAAATAATGCATCAGCAAATTCTTTACTTTTATAAACTGTTAATTTTAGTTCTTCATTTAAACAAGCAATTTCTGGTCTAGACATATTAGGTTTATAAAAATTCTTATTTTCTATCTTATCGTAAATTGCTTTTATAATATGTAATCCTGCTTCTGTTCCAGATATTAATATTTCTTTCATTTTTGTCATATGAATTGTTCTAACATCTTCAAAACCAAATGGATTCATATACTGAATATTAATACTATTAAATATATTTGTATTATTATTATTATTATTACTATTATTATTATTACTATTTATAATATTATTTGTTATATTATTAGTATTACTATTAGTATTAATATTATTATTATTATAACATTTAGATTTTCTCTTGT